CCCTTCACAGGGGTGCCCCGGGCATTTGTGCCCGTTCGTCTCGGAATATTACTTCGAGACATGCCTATTTCACACCAGCGGAGTTTAGCGCCATGCCGATAACCCTTGAGACTCAACTTACGGCTAGAGATAGCCGCGGTTTACCTGAAGGGATGGATCTCTATAAATTATATAGATATCGGTATGATACGCTAAAATCGGAAAGCGTTGGCTTTGAGTCGTTCTTATACAAGCTTGTTCCTTATTCTTTGGTGCAGTCGGTTGCTTTCGCAATCGATCCTACAGCGAGGTTTAAGGTCGCGCCTGGTATAATTACGGAAGCGAATCGCACGAAGTATCGTGCGACGGCGTCGGTGCTCAATCAAGGGCCCCGGCGTCGTATCCGGTCTTATTATAAGGATTCTTGGAGTCAGGAAGCCAATTATAAAGGTTTGGCTTTCTGTTCCTCTCCTTATCTTAAACATGATACCGTTTCTATTCCGGAATGGCAAACACAGTCTCTCACGAGACAAGTGCCCATTCCGAATAAGCTCAAGGATACGACCCGTCGAACGAGACTTATAGGGAGTACACAGGGCGAACTTGAGTTTTTCAAGGGCGAACTGTTTAATCCACCACGGTCTCATCAGTGGGTCGATCGTGTATATCGGTATGCAACGGGTGTACCAGTCGATCCCCAATGTTCGGAAGCAGGAGGAATACCTGATTTCGAAGTGGGGTCTGAGGAAGTTATCCGTGATACGTATACACCTAACGCTTCCCTTCTGTCAGAGAGTACTCTTTCAGCTTTTGCTACGTCTGAGATATCGCTTTGTCGGGAAATTTCTGCCCGCAATGCGATATCTATGTTTAAGACTGTATCACCGTTTTCACGGTCTTACAGTCTTTCGCGCAACGTAGCTGAGCTTAAAGATCTACCGCGCAGCATAATCTCTGCGAAGAGAACTGCTGACGATCTGAAACAGTTGTGGTCTTCCTTATCCGGAAGCCCCAAAACCCGTGCCAAGGTCTTCGACCTAGCCGGGAATGTGGCCAAGGATATCCCGAATGAGTACTTATCGTACCATTTTGGGTGGAAACAACTGTGGAAAGATCTCTCTGACTTGACCAAGCTTCCCGAGAAAATCGGCAAGAAGATGAATCTTCTTGTTCGACGTTCGGGGAAGCCGTCAACGTGGAGAACTACGAGGTCAGGAACCTCGGGTGCCACGGGAATCTCGGGCTTCGAGTACGAGACAGACGACAAAGAGTTTCTGAACCAACCTGGAACAGGAATCTCTAGTCGAGTTGAGAGGGAGTGGGTATCGCGTTTAGTTATAAACGCGACTTTCGACTTCCCCCCAATTAATGTCCCGCGACTTCGTCAGCGCTTCTTTGCTGACCAAATCGGGCTCATACCACGTTTCACGGACGTCTATAATATCGTTCCGTGGACATGGCTTGTTGATTGGTTTACGGGTCTTGGTAATTACATCGAGTTAATCGAGGAAATTAACCATGATCCGTTGCTAATCAACTGGGGTCTGATGACCACAAATATACGTGGCCGTCTGATCACTGAGTTTGCTTCGAGTAGCCCTATCTTCACTCTCATTACCAAGGATAACGTGCAACAATCGTACACCGGAGTAGGTGTTACGAATAGACACACGTCCGTTCTTGAATACGAATGTCAAGTTCGTGATAATGCGAGCAAGGTCCTTGATGTGAAAGAAACTACGATCCGGGAGAGTTTATCTCCCTACCAGTTGTCGATCCTGGGAGCAATTCTTGCTCAGCGCACCGGCAATACTAGGGCGGGGACATTCAGTCCACGCTCGTAATTTATTTCAGTACCAAGGAGACGTCCCTATGTTAGCAGATCCGGTTACCGTCGCTGCCGCAAGTCCCACGCCCGCTCTCGTCCTGGCTGTTGTCAGGTCGGATGGGTATGGGTCGGAACGAGTTGATACTGGTGCAAACGGTTATACCGTTACCATCAGTCACTCGAAGCCGAAGGGTGGAGGAGATAAGCACTACGTCCAAATGACGCAGACGCTGAATGCCACCAATCCCTACACGGGTCTGACTCAGAAGCAAGTCGCTTCTGCGTCAATGACAATCGTCCGTCCTGCCTTCGGTTTCACGGATGCCGCACTTGTGGCACTCGCGAAAGCGTTGACAGATTTTCGAGACGATTCAGAAGTAACCACAGCGCGCCTCATTCAGTTTCAGTCTTGATAATCTTCTCCTTTTGGGGAGAGTTTATCATCATTATTCTGGTTGGGGTTTCTTAACCTCAGACAGGAGTTTATGATGACGTCATATCAGGCTGATTTGCTTGTTGCGTGGCTGCTTCGTGGTATGTTTTACATTGGCGTTGTGGCAATTATCGCCATTCTCGCCGGTTGCGGACATACACTAAACACGAGCAGCACGGGCACCCTCACGAGGGACCCGCCTGTATCTACACAGCCGACCAATTAAGGGCGGCTGCTGCTAACATGGACTCGGAATCGCTAACTCCAAAGGAGCAACGATGAAAAGTCCGGTAGCTCTCCTAGACAGTTTGCTGACAAGAGATTTCAGCAGACTGAATCCTGGTGTGAAAGGCCTGGAGCGTGACTTCGTCACGGTCCAGCATAGAGTTAAACACGAGGGGACTGGGTTCCTAACCCAAGCCCTACCTGCTCTTGACGATGCCCTTATACAAGGTCTCGCCTCGGGCCGGTTCACCTGCCCCATTGGATTTAAGAAGATCCGTGGGGGAGCAATCCCTGTATTCCTACAGGGTATGCTCAGTGAAGTGTTCGACTCTTTAACTGGTCTTCTAAAAGAGCCCATAGAATATGGGATCCTCAGGGACGTTCACACGTTTCTGAGACTCTTTAAGAAAACTTGCCTCTCGTCCGATGATGAAGAATTTCTTCATCAAAAGGCGGTGGACGAGTTTTATCAGTGCGATGAAGTCGCCGAATCCGTTACTATAGCGGACCGGCAAGATCATCTCATTGATCGTGTCGGTAGAACTATCCTCTTAACCCTCTTTAAAAAGGATCTTGAAGATGAACGTATCTATCGACACGGGCCAGGTGCTGTTCAGGAGTCATACAAGGGCAACCAGAAATGGACTGCATTGTATCATGAGTTGCGTTCTGCCGCTCATGTCCCTGGATGGTTCGGAGAGACAAACTTCCGTCAATCCTACCATTTCGAAGGCACATCGCTTTCTGAAATGGAAAGATATACCCATGGCCTACATTCCGTTTTGCAACGGCGTGGAGACCTTTATGGAGTATACGGAAGTTTGTTATACTTTCGCGAGCCTTCAGGAGACCCTGATCTATCGGCTTGGTCTTCCGGAAAAGAGAGAGATTGTCAATTCTCTCTCCGAAGCGGATCGGCTCCGACGCATGGGGTTTTATCGCCTCATGGTAAAGAGCCGTCAAATGACCAGCCGAGGCTTCGAGGGGCATCAGCTAGACTTATTTCCGTCTTGAAGAATTCTACTTCAAGACGGACGATTACGATTGAGCCTATGTTGCGTCAATATTTGCAGCAAGGGCTCAACACCGTACTTCGGGAATCAATAACCGAGTGCGGTATTCTGCGTAATTGTCTAGCTCTTACCGACCAGAGCAAGAATCAAGTGCTTGCTTTGGAAGGATCCCTTAACCGCAAATGGGCTACCATTGACTTAAAGTCTGCGTCTGATCTTCTCAGCTTATCGCTGGTGAAATCAGTATTCAGACACCATTCGAGTTTCCTCGAATGTATTTTGGATAGCCGTTCGCCCTACGTGCATACCGGTTCTAGCAATGAATCGGATCGCTATTTAGGGAAATTTGCGGGGATGGGTAACGCTACGACGTTTCCAGTCCAGAGTGTTTGCTTTGCTGTAGTATGCATCGCAGCCATTCTGGATAATTGGGGAAAGAAACCCAACTACTGGAACGTTCAGCGCGCCTCTCGCTTGATTCGAGTGTACGGTGACGATATTATCGTGCACAAGGACCACGCACACCAGGTGGTACGGTGGCTTCATGACGTTGGCCTAAAAGTCAACGTCAAGAAGAGCTTTCTCGAAGGAAACTTCCGAGAAAGCTGCGGTGTCGAAGCGTTCCAGGGAGTTGATATAACTCCCCTTTACATTAGACACTGGCCACATCAAGTTGGCGAAAGTCCTAGCGTTTGCGCTCATCTCGTTGCCCTCAGTAACCACTTGTGGTTGCAGGGACTTTACGCGACGAGCGACTATCTGAAAGAGACCGTTGAAGGGTTTTTAGGAAGAGCCCTTCCTCTAGTATCTTCGCAGAGTGGTTCGCTAGGGTGGCATACTCGTACAGACGCTGTTACACCACATAAGTGGTGTCGCAACACGCATCAGTTCTTGACTAGAACTTTTGCGCTTGCCCCGGTGAAATTCCGTGACAAGCTGGACGGGGAAGCCGCTCTTCTTAAGTCCCTTACTACGCCCCTTCTGGGTCGCGATAAGGATCACTTAGAAAGAACCTCTAGACGGTTTGAACACCGTCTAGTCCGCCGATGGGTGCCTTCCCTTAGTTGGGAAGGTTTGAATCTTCAGGTTTGATCCTGAAGTCAGAGATGGCATCC